AACCATTTCATGTGCTAACGTATTAGCAAATTCTTGTTTGTCTTCGTATGTCGGTAACATATGAAGCTCGTACTCTCTTGTACCTCGTCTTTCCCAATCGTAAGTTATAACTTGACCAAGTGTTCTATTTCTCATCTGTTTAATATATACTTTATTAAACGGCGAAAGTTTGTTATCAAATACCAGTTCATTAATCATAGAAAAATATCTTTTTATATCAATATATTTTGTTTTATATTTTCGTTTAGATGATTTTTGGGTAAGGTCAGCCTTTAATAGCTTCTTTGTTTTTGTGTATTTTGTTGATCTTCTTAACAATTGTTTTTTCTCCTAATTTTAAGTTAATCATTATATACAATCTTTGTCAACGGCTTTAGTGTCTTCAAGCAACTTACATTTATACTCATGGTCTGCTTTCAATCTCAACTCTGTCATAACAGAATCAAGTATATATGGTAAATGTTTTTCTAAAATAGAAACCATTTCCAAAGCATAAAGGTGTCCAAGTCTTGATAGTTCACCCTCCATAATAGACTTGTGATCTATCTCGTTGTTCTTAATAGTCTCTGATATAACATGGCCAATAACTGCCTTGCTATAGTCATCTGCTTTAACTGAATTAGCAAAGGCGTTTAAACCTAACCAAAGTACAGCTAAAAATAGTATCGCTTTTTTCATAATGTAATATACCTTTCTTTTTATATATTTAGGATACCACAACCTGACATAAAAGTCAAGCAGAAAAAAAATTTAAAAGCGTTGATTTATAAGGGTTTTTCAAGGGTACGTTGTGTCGCACCCTTAAAAATGTGAGGTTTTTAAGACAATAATTCTTTTAGAATCGATTTACCGTCTGATTTTACAAAGTCGTTAGTCCAATTAAACGCCTCTTTTACTACAGCCGCCGTTAGACCTTTGTACATGTTGTTTATTTTTTTGTCTTTTATACCGATTAATACATCGGCGTCTTTTTCATGTAAAGACTCTAATAGACCAAGAAACATTTTCTCTCTGGTCATTTGTTTAGTATCTGGATCTGCACCTTGAACAAATCTCCATAGTTTCTTACTTGCATAAAACAAACTTGTGTGCTCTGTGCCTGCTGGAGCTTCATTTCTAATAAATGGTGGTGTACCATCTGGTAATGCAAACTCTATTTTAGGATCAAATGCAGCCTTAAGCAACTGTCTCATTGCTTGAGTGTCATGTTTTTTTAAGATTGCTATCTTCTTTGGTTTATCTTTAGCGTTATTAATCTGTGTAAAGATTTCGTGTACAGTAGGTTCTGTTGACCCACTGGTTCTTTGAGCGGCCGCCATTGCTGACGACATTTCTACTTTAGCCATAATTTATTCTCCATATATGTGTTAGAAGTCATTCACTTGTTCAATTAATGTCTTCATTTTATTTTCTATAAAGAAATTTAACAGGAGCGACCTGTCTTTTACTTTATAGTTCTTGTATGTATTTATAATACTTTTTTCTATGTCAGCTGGTATTTGAGATAGATCAATCAAAGTCTTATTTCTTTGATAGTTCTCTTTGATATTAGTTTCTATTGTGGCATTTCTTTCAATATTCTTAAATTCTTGTAGTCTTTTTTTATTGATAGGTTTCTGTCTAGCACCCTCTTGTAGAAATATATCATCTGGACTTAATATGTTTGGTACACCATCTGATCTATCACCTTTAATAATTTGTTCGTGTAAGAATTGTATAGGGTCTTCTTGTTCACCAATATACCCTTTTAGTATAGGAGAAAATTGGTACACATCTCCGTAGTGATGTAGTTGAATAAAATCTTTGTCACCAGATACAATCAGGTACTTATCTTCTTCTCTCTGTTTAATAAGAGTAGCAATAATATCATCAGCTTCAGCATTTTCTACATGCATAACTGCATATGGAAAGTTATCAACAAGTTCTTTTTTGATCTCTGCCATTATAGCAAAGATATTATCCCAATCTGTATCTGAATCAGTTCTACCTTTTCGTCTACCATGTTTGTAATTAGGAAATACTTTTCTTCTCCATGGATTGGCAGCGTCTGAACACAACACCATTTTACCATACTCGTCTCTAAATTTTAGATTAAAACCACGTAATGAATTTAATACCATACTTCTCACCATTTCCATGTTAGGTTTGACCTCTGCTTTGCCTCTGGTCTGCACCATTAAGTTAGATATTAATACTTGATTTAAATCTACTAGAATCATAATGTACCTTGTAATAAATTTAATACTACTGCAAGTACGGCTAAAAAACCACCCACTGCAATAATACCTAAAACGTTTTTCTTTAATTGTTTAAGCATAATCACTCCAATGTTTTTCTTTGATTGTTTTACCTTTTTCTTTTGCTCTTAATCTTTCTTTTAATACTTTAATTCTGTATTTGATACCATCAATAGTGGTGTACATCCAGCCACAATCATGTGGTTCAATTTGTTTTTTAAACCATTTGTTGGTCTCTTGTAATGTCTCAATTTGTTTTTTTAGTTGTGCTTTACTTGACATAAATCTCCGTTGGTTTGTGTAGGTGGCGATTTCTCGCCACCATACTAACTATACTAGTTTTTGTAAGCGAATGGAGTTCCATAAAGTTTAGTAATACCAGCAGCTATAATAGCTCTAGTAGGCATACCAACTCTGTATGAAGTACCTTTTGCTGTTTTGTTGATATAGATCATATTACCTTGTGATCTTAATTTATCAACCATCGCTCTTGGCGATTTAAGGTCAAACTTGTTTCTTAGCGTTGTCCAAGATACAGCTTCACCTTTGTTCAAAAGATTTAATACCTTTTGAGTTTTGCTTAAAGATGGTCTACCTCTAAGCGCATTTTTAATAGATTTAAACATTGTTTAAGTCTCCTTTATTATTATTAATTGCTATTTTACAACCTGCTAAGGCGATTACCGGAGTAATTCTGTAAATTCTATTTGTCATCATCGTTACCTAAATCACTATCTGATTCAAAAATACTAGAACCATTTGATAGGTCATCTAGTTCAGTTTTAAGTTCTTTGTTAAATGGTTTAGTTGGTTTGCCTGATTCCATAACTCTACTATAGTCTATGGTGGCTGATCTATGACCATTTTTCATTTGTTTAACATCAACAATTTTATCAATCAACGTATGTGAAGTATGTCTCATACCAAAGTCTCTGTATATTAGTCCTCTCATAGCGTCAACAACCATAGCTAAATCTTTTGTAAATGTAATTTTATCTGTTTTGATTGCTAGGTCTAAAAAACTGTTTATTAAATTCATAACTATATCGTCTACTTGGTGTTCAATAAATTGTTTTGTTTGTTTCTGTTTTAACTGTTCGTTAATCTTATTCTGTGCCTGTTGATTTTCAGTACTGGTATTTCTTACAATTTTATTTGTAGGAAACTGTATTACATTATCGTTATCAGCCATTGTCAATTACTTCACCTTGAAAGTTGATCATACCTTTTTCAACAAAGTATTCTACCATCTGGTTATAACCACCAACTAACTCACCATCAATTTTAACTTGTGGCATAGACATGACTTTTTTACCTATATCTTCTATCAATTTGATAGGATTAGATTCAAAGTCTTTCTCTAGATTTTTTTCTGTGTATTCAAGGCCAAGTTTCTTAACCAAGTCTTTGGCCTTGCCACAAAATTGACAGTTCTTTTTACTGTATATTACTATCTTCATTTGTTTCTTTCATTAAGTTTTCATAAGCCACATTTGCTTTCATCTTAACGTTATAAGAATCTACAGCTTCTGCAATGGTAAAGTTATACATTTTATTGTATTCACCCATTGGTAATCTTAAACCAATCCAAGCTCTGTAGTAACCGTTTTTAGTAATAGTTACATCTTTAGCAAAGATTTCATAACCTCTAACTGGTGTTTCTTTAATTAAGTTTACAATTGTAGACTCAACCTCTGATACAGTTGTCTTGTTATTATTCTTTCCTAGTTCAGTAATGAATTGTTTACTAGACTTATTCATTTCGCCTTTGATAATGTCAGCCAACTCTGCCTTTGCTATCATCATACCTTTTTCTATTGCTAGATTTAAGTCTGGCGATACAGCAGTACCAACACCAAAGATACACATTTTATCTTTGTCTTTACCAAATCTTGGCGTATCACATGCTTTTGATTCAGAAAAATCGGACATGTACCACTTCGGTACTTGATTCAATACTTTGCCTTTCTCTGATTTCATATTGTAAGTTGCTGAACAGTTAGCCACTAATAGGCCTGCTACACATACTCCAATAAGTTTACTTACTTTGTTTTTCATCATATATTATTTACCTCACTTTTCATAGTATATACTAGTTGACCTAATTTGTCAAGCCCCATTTGAACATAGTCCAGAAACTCTCCAGCCGAGATACCAGTAATAATTACAAATAAAAGTGATAAAATGATCATATTTTTAATCATTATTTTACCTTCCATTCACCGTCCTTGTTAAGACATGTCTTTCCGAACGATTTAAAGACATGGTTTGGTCTACTATAAACTCTACAGTACTCTGGTGTAGAGATATCTCTATAGTAAAACTGAGCAAACAGTTCCCAATAACTTGGTCCATCTACTTTTTTTCTACCATCAGCACATTCCAATGTTTCTTCTTTTACAATTGAATTGTCTGTTTCTTTTATGGTAATTTTGACATAACAATATTGGTCAGCTGCATTTTTAGGTTCTACAGTTGTAATCTTGTTATAATAAACTTTATCTTTTTCTTTTTCAACTCTTTCAATCTTATCTAATACTTCAATAGTTTTTTCTACCGTACCTGATACTTTGACCTCTGATACAGGTACAACATTACCAGATAAATCATCTGTTAATCCAGGAACCTCTGCATAACTAGCTTTGACTACGAATAATAGTGCTAGAACAAAGCACACAATTAGTATATGGTTACCTAAATTCGCAACACTTTTACCAACTGTATTAGGATTTTTAGGATCAATAAAATTTTTCATTATTTAATACTTCCTACTAGTGGTATCATTATACTTGAATCTCTAAAAACTTCATTGTTAAGTTTATGTACCGATATTGTTAAATAAACTAACATACCAAATACTGCCATCATAATTATATTTTTCACTTTACACTCCTTTTCAAGTCGTCTCTATTATTTACAAAAACTCTAATCAATCTGGACACATCAACATTTTCCTCTTTCAATGTTTTTGGGTTTTTAAATAATACCCTACTATCATTTACTTTTAAAATGTGTTCACCATCTTCAATAACAGCGTCATCTGTGTTTTTTCGCCAATCGTGTGAGCTATATTCTTTTGTCATTTTGTTATCCTAGTTTTTTTATTGTATCGTTTACTTCAAAAAGCTCGTCTTCTAATTCTTGTACCTTTTCTGACGGTCCGTTAAACTCATAGTGTTCTAGCTTTTCGTTAATAACTTTTTTCTGTTCTTTTAATTGTTGTAAAGTTATATCTCTATTTGTCATAGTTTCCCTTATCATTTGCTATAAGTTTACATTGCATTTGTATATCTGCAATAAGATTATCCACTTCAGCGTCTCTTTCAGGCGTCTTTGGATTATCATACTTTAACTTTTGTAATCTATCACTCACTTTTTTAATGCCATCAATCTTTTGACATAGTTCACTTACTTTATGTATCATTGTTTTAACTCTACCCACCTACCATCTGGTAATTGACATGTTGTACCAAAAACAGTATTTCTATTTACACGGCCAACACCAATCAACGGCCATTGATTTGTTATGTCCACTGTAGCGTCATAATCTTTACACTTGAAAGGACCCTCCATATACGACTTGGTCACTTTTATGATACCTGAATTTCCTGTCTTTTTATTGTACCAATTAGTGTAACTTGAACCTAATGGACCATTATTTAAATGATCTACGAATACAGCGTTGTGTACATCGTAATCTGAATTATACATAATTTCTGCACCGGCAAACGCACCTACAACAGCACAGGCGCCTATAGCGTATGGATCTGAAACACCCATACTCACACATGCACCAGTTGTGGTAGTTGATCCTAACACAGCACCAACTTGTGATCTATTTGTAGAGGCACAGTTGGTTAGTGTTAAACCGATTAAGATAATTAGTATAGTTCTCATTAGTCTTTTTTCTTAAACATTGTCCAAGGCCATTTTGTTTTCATTTCAGCCCACGACTTTTTTTGATACTCTTTAGTCTTTTCAACTTCAGCACCAATAAAGTTCACAAGTTTGCCTGGTGTTTCTGCAATTGCATTACCAAACTCTTGTGGTGTAATCGTCTTCTTCTCATCACTTTTAGCTATAGTCGCTGTCATTAAAGCAACAATAGTTAACATCATCAAAGTTCTCATATCTTACGTCCCATAGTTTTGAAATCGGATGAATCTACAACCTGGTATGTTCCCTTATTGTAACCAATTCCTATTGTTTTACCAGCAGGCAAAGTAACTTTAGGAGCACTACGTTTAGTACAACTGCCTGAAATCTTATCACTCGTTGGTAACGAGTTCATTTTGATACCGTTAATATCTAAAGTATAGTCTGGCATTTGTTTAGTACCATGCACTAACTTGATATTAACTGGTTTATATCTTTCTTTGATCTTCTTCACTATTCTTCTTTGTTAAGGTTTGCTTCTGATTCTAAATGTTCTTTGGCTTTCTTCTCTGCATAAGTCATACCAAAACCTACTTGATAAAATGTATCTCTAGGGTTGGTAGTTCTATACGCATTTTCTAAAGCGTCAAATTTAATATCTACATTCTCGTAATAAGATGGATTTGATTTTTTTAGTTCTTTATGATCTACACAAAATTTGATTCTATTAGTAAAGTAATCATTTTCTGCGTCATCAAGGTTAGTATGTTGTGATAATGCAATATCTTTGTCTTTTGCAATCTTAAACTCTTTGTATAAATTGTCTGTATCGTATCTAAATGACATATAGTATATCCTTTTGTTAGTTATTTGACTTTATCCTATCATATATAATAATAAATGGCAACCAGCTAAATTATTCAGTATCCGTTGCCCTTTTACCATATTTCTTATAGTCGTCACTGTTAAAATAAGCTTCAACAGCACTTATATCCGACTCGTAATCCTTAATTTTACTGTCTATTAGATCAGTAGTTGTTGGACATTTACTACCTAAAGATACCTTAATCTCTTTAAGGTCTTCTAGTGGTCTGTCCAAATCATGCATTAGTGACATATTATTTACCTCTCTGTAAGTCTGAATCTAATTCTAGTTGCACATCTACCTCATGTGGTATATTCACCTCATCGGTCATCCATGAATTATCTTCAACATATTCATTTTTCTTAACTACTTCGGCAATCTGACTAAAATAACACCAGTTAGAACCAAAAGTAATTGCACCAGTATAATTTAACTCTGTATCA